TACAAAGGATTACAGGGTGAGCGCTGTCACGTATTGGCAGTCGCTCTTTGTGTTGTTTTCTTATGATACGGTCTATAATGGTAGAGAGATTACGGTATACAGGCTTGCAAGACTTGATGATAAGCTTGTTGTGTCGCAGCTTTCGGAATACCTTGTTCTTGGTGATGAGATTCGCATTACACATTTGAGTGCGGATGACAAGGATGTATATATATCCGCTACTAATACATCAGGAAGTGAGGCTTATGCATACCAGGTATCTCAGGATGTGCTGAAGGATATTGCAAATGAGAGCGGCTTTGACTTGAAATTCGGTCGCTTTAGGTTTGCTCACGATGCCGCCCGCCACCCCTCATATAATGTAGGAAACTGTTCGATGTGTTCTGCCGCCTCTGTTACGGAGCGGATGCGCCGCCCGTTCTTGTCGAAGTCCAGCCGGATGCGCTCGATGGTCTTATCGTCGTACTGCACGATTATGATGCACACCCGCCCGGAATATCTGCCAATCATACGGATGATTGGCTTGCCGTTATAAGTCATGACCGCCCGCCTCCATCAATAAGCGTGGTGGTGTCATAGCTAATCCTGACAATGATCGCCCCATTGAAGTCGGAGTGAATCAGTTTTCTTAAAAGAGGATTTTTCTTTATTGCCACCGCAAGGTGGCATTTTTTTATTTTCATCAATGTGCCCTCCTTATCCGCTGACGATAATCGCCATTAAAATCAATCCTACAGCTTGAAAGAATTTTCTCACGCCCTAGCCTCCCTGCTTTTCAAGCTCCACTACTTCCTTGGCGGCTTTGCCCGGTCGTTGCCATTTGCAGTTCCTGTCCTCTCGACAAACCGGGACGAGCTTGTCCGTTGTTTCGATATATAGCAGGTGATAGTTTTCGCCCTCTTTGAATTTACGCCCGCACCGATAACAAAACCGCGCTTTCACAGCCGCCCGCCCCCTACTTCATAAGGGAATATTTTATGTATTCGGTGATACCCCAGCCGATGGAGAACCCGACCGCAAACGCAGGAATGAGAAATTTCCATACCCACGGCTCGAAAAACGGCAAGCGGTCAAAAAGGCTCTTTTTTTCTTCCTCATCGGTGTCGATGATTAGGTGCGACCGATTACCAACGCTGTAAAAGCTAATCCTCTCCTTCTGCATAACTGTCCTCCGTTAGATTGTTTCCGTATCTCAACACATTAAGTTTTGTCGTGTGGATAGCGTCTTTTGCTAGATTTAGTACGGTATAAGCCTCTCTGACGGTGCAACCGTTATCGCAAAGGACGCAAAGCAAATCAGCCACGATTTTTCCAATGCGCTGATTTGTCTCGGCGTTCTTAATCGCCTCGGCAATGACAATAGTTCCTTTCGTGTCTTTCACGCAAAAGCCACCTCCTTCATATCCGCCCGCTTGGGATATTCGGTCGTTTTGGTTTCGGGCAAATTCTTACGCTCCACCGCATGAGCTACGATTACCACATCCCGTCCGTCCTGCTCGGCTTTTATCTGATACAGCCGTTGCATTATCGTGGCGGGATTGGCGTTGGTGAAATTATCTCTCCACATATCGCTCCTCCTAAACTGCCGCTCCTGCGCTCATCGCCTCGACGCGGATAAGTTCCATCGGGATTTTCGGCGCCTCGGAGCTTTTCATCTGCGCCATCATTTGGTTCATCATCGCCGCCCCCGTGATAGCGTTGGCGAATGCCATTGTCTGCTCTGCGTTTAGATACGGCAAAGCATCGTTTATAAGCTGGCTGGAACGCTCCCGCCTAATCTCCATTTCGCTCATGCTAAATCCTCCTTTCGTTTTGCCTCTTCCTTCGGTGTGCTATAATCATCTTGAGGGAGTGCCGTTCCTCAAGATGATTTTCGCATGAAGGGAGGTGATTTCTATGCTTGTTCAAAGAATGCTTGAAGAGCTTGTCCTTCTAGTCCATAACGGGAGAAATACATATAAAGAAATAAAGAAAGCTCTTCCTGAATTAACAGATGACGATTTACGAATAGCTTCTCTCCCTATGAGAATTGTAAAACTTTCTGACCGTGTGCTATGCCTTGACCATCATCCGCCCGGTGACCTCTACTATTATCGCTTTGTCGATGAGGATAAATTTTCTCTTAGCACTTACGGCGAAGATTTGCTTCATACACTTCTGAAATTCCAGCGACAAGAAAAACTCGCCGCCGATGCGCTTAGAGAAGCAATAGAAGCTAGACGCATCGCAGAAGAATCGCTAATTGTCGAAAAAGCGGCTCTTGCAGAAACTCATAGTTCCAAATGCTATGCTATGATCGCCGCTATAGCCGCCGTTGTTAGCGTTCTGATAGCATTGTACCAATTAAGATGATAGCCCAACACATCGCAAAAATAGCGGCAAGAGCCAAATATCTATTGGCTTGACGAAGATTTTCAATGGATTGTCGCTGATTTGCGTTAGCTTGTTTGGAATACTCGTTCGCTTGACGCAAATATTCACTTGCTTCTTCTACCATCCTCTCACCCCCCTCTCTCACACAACACCCGCGCCGCCCGCCCGCTCATGCTCCTGCCCCGTCCCTGCGGTTCTGCTTTCTTCGTTATTTCGCTCCCCGTCTTACGGTTCGGCGGCTCTCGCCGTGCCTTGGCGGTCATGCGCCATATCTCTAAGAGATATGCTATAATGGTTCGTTAGAACCATTTTAGAACCATTATAGCCAGTTTATAGAAAAAATCTGCAATTTTCTCTATAAAATAGATTTTATGGTGTAATATTACTCTATAAAATAGAATAAGTCAAGATATTTTTTGAAATTTTTCTTGCATTATTCTATTTAATAGAATATAATCTAATAAAGCCGCTGAAAAATTTTTTTGCAGGAGGTTAATATGGACAATAATATCAATCAGCGCATCCGTTTGCTCCGAAAAGACTTGGGATTGAGTCAAAAGGAGCTTGGAGATCGGATTTCACTCAAACATGGTGCAATAAGTCGCATAGAGCAAACAGGAGTAACAGTCACAGACCAAAACATCCGCCTTATTTGCGATACTTTCAATGTTAATGAAAACTGGCTTCGCACGGGCGAGGGCGATATGTACGCCGAAACCAACGAAACCGTACTTGCCCAGCTTGCCGCTCAATATCATCTCGAAGGGGAGCGGCTGGAGACTTTCTCCTCTTGACCGACGAACAACAGGAAACTATCGTCCGCGCCGCTTGCATCGTGGCTGAAGCAAACAAAAAGGCGATGAAAACGGCAAACGCCGAATCCGCCGCCAATATTTTGCCGATGCCCCCTGTGTCCAAATCGGTCACGCCCGCAAAAGAAAGCCCGCCCGCGCCTACCTATTACACGCCGCCCGGGTATGAGATTATTCCCGAAATCGAAGAAAAGGTGAAGAAAATCCGCGCCCGCCTCTATGCAGAGGAAATCGGCAGTCGAGCATTATCGACCTCGCCACCTATCGCGCTTTCCTCGGAGGACGATGAGGAAGAACCCCTAACGCAAAAAAGCCGCCCGTAGGCGGCATAACAAATATAAAAATATTTACTTAATTCATTGACACATATAATTATATTTGTTATAATATTTGTTGTAGGGGGGATACCATGAAAAGCTATTCATCGAGGGAGGTTATAAAAAAGCTCAAAGCGGATGGATGGTATGAGGTACATTGCGTTGGCGATCACCACCAATTCAAACATCCGACCAAAAAGGGACGCATCACTGTGACGCACCCCGTAAAGGATATGAAAAAAGAGAACCTAAAGCAAATCTCACAGCAGTCAGGCATTGATTTCCCTTAATGTTTGGCTGCTCCTCCCTCCTCATATTGAAACGGAGGTTTTAGAAAATGAAGGATACTTATGTATTTCCCGCAATTTTTCATGTAGCGGATGACGGGATTTCTATACGCTTTCCTGATTTACCGGGTTGCTTGCCTTGCGCCGATACGATGGAAATCGCTTTTCACAATGCAAAAGAAGCGTTGCAACTCCATTTGTACGGCATGGAGGAAGATGGTGAAGAAATTCCTTCTCCCTCCAAGGTCATCGACATAAAACCCGAATCTAACGAAACTCTTGTTATGATTGAAGCGTGGATGCCGCCGTTCCGTGAAAAAATGCTCAACAAGTCAACCACCAAAACGGTAACCATACCGCGCTGGCTTGACATTCTCGCCCGCAAAGAAAAGGTGAATTACTCCCATTTACTTCAAGATTCGCTCAAAACCTATCTTGGCGTAAAGGAATCCACCGCCCAGCATTTTCGCGCATAAAAAAAGAGCCGCCCGCGCTCTCTACACGCAGGCGGCTTTCTCGCCAAGGGCGAAATGCGCCCTCGAACGCGAACTGAAACATCATGAAGATGCTTACATGTGAACAATGCACTCACATTATAGCACCTTCATGGGAAATTTTCTACATATTTTTATGGAGGTGCATTTTTATGCCAAAAAGAGCGGCTCTTTATATTCGCGTATCGTCCGATGAACAAGCCCGCCACGGTCTTTCTCTCGGCGAACAAAGAGCGGATTTAGTGAACTACGCCAAGGAACACGGCTACATCGTCATGGGAATTTACGCCGATGAAGGCGTAACCGCCCGCAAAGCGTTATCCCGCCGCAAGGAACTTCAACGGCTTCTTGCCGATGTGGAGCAAGGTCTTGTGGACATCATCGTAATAAAATGCCTTGATCGCTGGTTTCGCAATATCGCCGATTTTTACAAGGTAAAAGAAAAATTAGACGCTCACGGCGTAGATTGGGAATGTACCCGCGAGCAGTACAACACCACCACGCCCAACGGAATTTTGATGCTTAACCTGAAACTCTCCATAGCGCAAAACGAGAGCGATCAGACAAGCGAGAGAATCAAGTATGTGTTTGAAGGGAAGAAACAGCGCAAAGAAATCATTACCGGGAATTTGCCACTAGGCATAAAAGCCGAAAATGGTCACGCCGTCCCGGACGAAAATGCGCCCGTGGTGGAGTTTATATATAATCACTATCTTGGCGGCGGCTCGATGCGCTCGGCTATGACGGTTGTGCATGAGAAATTCGGCTTGGTACTCAATTATTACAAAGTGAAGAAAGTCCTGACCAATCGCACCTACATCGGCGAATTGTACGGCATCCCCGATTATCTCCCTGCCATAATCCCGCATGATATTTTCTTCCGTGTGCAAGATTTAATCTCCCGCAACAATAAGCCCGCTATCTCCGGCAGGATTTATCTTTTCAGCGGATTGATACGATGCCCCGAATGCGGCAAAACACTCGGTGGTCGCAAAGGCAGAGTAAGCAGGACAACGGGCGAATATCGCTCTTTTGAATATGTTTGCACTCATCGTGTTCCGAAAGGAGCTGTCGGCTGTCATTTCACTCGAACGGTATTTGAAACAAAACTCGAAAATTATATGCTTGATAATCTGCAACAGATGGTAAGAGAGCATATAGTGACCATCGAAAACCGCCGCATTCAGCAGGAAAAAGACCGTCCCGAAAACAAGATAGAATCCTTAAAAGCAAAACTCTCCCGTTTGGAGGACATATACCTTGAAGGAGCGATGAGCAAGGAAAAGTATATTGCCGCTTACAAAGACCTAAGCCGCCAAATCTCCGAATTATCCCTTATGTTAGACCGTTCCTTTGTAATTCCCGCCGCGCTTCAAGAGGTAGCCGATGATACAAATTTCCGTGAAACCTACGAAAGCCTGACCCGCAAAAGCAAACAGAAATTTTGGAAATCCATAGTAAAATCAATAACCTTTGACCCCACCCCCGAAACCTTCGGAAAGGGAGCGTACATTCCTTTCAAGGTCGTTTTTTTATAGTCTATTTGTATGTAGTAAGTTGTAGTAACCGTTGGGTTATACTCGCTTAATACATACAAAAACCGCCCAAGGCATCTTTGCTTTGGACGGTTCTTTTTTATTCGGTTTCCTTGTGCTTTACCCAACGGATGTCATAACCCATGACTTTTGCCATTCTGACCGCTTTCCAGTATGGGATAGTTCCTTCGTTGACTTGTTTTGTGGTGGTGGGATAATAATCTTTTCGGTCATCGTAGGCGGCATTCATTCTGTCCACCGCCATTTTGATATTGCCACCCGCCGCCGCAAGTTGACCTTTGATATAATTTTTGATTTCGAGGATTTCATCTTCCGGGATCATACTACTCCCTTTCATGTGCATCGCTCCTTTTTATTGAATAGCCATATTTCATTATTATAAACGGCAAATTAAAAACCGTCAATCGGTTATGCGACCTTTACGATGCGGAACGAATCCACGCCCGGAATCAAGCTCAACATCGAGCCGTTATCCCATTTTACTAAAACAGACCCCATAGAATCCACGCCGAAAATTTTTCCCAATGTTCCTGCCGGGGGAGCTTGGCAATTGTCCATGTCGATAAGCTCCACCGTTGTCCCTGTCGGATACCTGCGGCTTAGTGCCTCAATCTGCTCTCTGCTCGGAATTTTCATTGCTACCGCCTCCTTATTCTTTTGCTGCTTTCTTGATTTCTGCGATTTCATCGGCTGTGAGGATGCCCGTAACCGTTGCCATTTCAATCATACCTTCCAGCCGTGCCTTTGCCGTCTCCCAACTCTCATATTCGTTCTTGCCGTTATAGGCGGCTACTACTTCCTTGGCTTGCGCCCAAATTGCTTTCTTTGCAGATTCCTTCATGATTATCGCTCCTTTTTCTTTTTTGCGTTTTAGTCGGGCTTGTGACCGACCCGCCGCATTACCAGCCCTGAAGGGCTGTCACTCTGCGATTAGATTTTGTGAATGTAGGAGAGGTGCATCTCCTGAAGTTCCTTGGCAAGAAGTGCGCCGCGCTTGATTTCTTCCGATGCTTCCAAAAGTTCCTCCGGCGTGGAGTTCGGATTCATGTGGCAAACTGATGCTTTGACCTCCACATTCATGCAGTAAATCTTTTTCTCATAATCCGTTTTGTCGTGGTTCGGCATAACGAAAATCTGAAAGCCGATATAGGATTCCATCGTCCTCGCGATTTGCGGCAGTTCGGAAAAACTGCTTTCCTCGGTCTTGAACCCGTGAGCCGCCGCCTTGGTGGTGATGATGTCTTTTACTTCCTGCAAAGTCATTTTGATTATCCCCTTTCTTACTTCTCGATACCCGCAAACTCGATGATTTCATTCAACTTTTCAAGGATGTGATTTGCACTGCCTACATGACCCCAGTGAATTTCCTCCGGCGATACGCCCATATGGTCATCCATATACTCGCTCAAGAGTTCCAGCTTGTCGCTTATCGCATTGACCGCCACCATAAATTCCTGAACCGCTTGACCGTTATCCTTTGCCTTTTTCATATCCATAAACCCCTTTCTTTATGGGCTTTGCGCCCCGCTCCCTTTAACTGCTGTCATATTAGCATAGTATTTTATTATATGCAAGCATTATTTTATTGTTTCTCGTTATTTTTTAATTTTATTTTAGTGTCCGAATCGAACATGGGCATGGCTGATTTTGGGCAAAAAGAAAAAGCCCACGGCAAAAGAGGATTTTCCTCTCCTGCCGTGGGCTGGTGTTTATTTAGTCGCGGTCGTACAATCCTGCGCGGTCATTGGACACATAAATGCGAATCATGTCTTTCGACAAGTCAAGGTCTGCGGGATCGCCGTTTTCGTCCTTGACCCCGCCGCCGTTAAGTATCCCCTTGAGCGTCAACTTCCTTATAGTAGGCTGCGCCCAATCAGGCATCTCGGAAATTTTGTTATAGCGCATCTCGGTTTCCTCCTGTTCTTTTTGAGGGATAGTCTGCCCTGCGTATTTTCTGTAAAAGTCGTGGCTGAAATTCGCCCTGCTCCATTGCGCCGCCTCGCTCTGGTCTGCTGGACGCTCAAATTCAAGCATAAATACGCTTGTGGCTTTCTCTACGGAATCCGCATTGTGTAAATGTTTCATCATAGCGGGATAGAGTTGCATCTCGTGCCATAAATATTCAAGCTGGGCTGATAAATCCCCGATGGAAACGCCTTTACCTTTGATGTGTTCCAGCAAGGCTTGTTTCCTGCTCCAATATGTCCATTGAGCCAGTCCATAGCCCGCGCTGTCGTGAACAAAATTATTATAGCTACCGTCATCTACGGCGGCTGTGTATTCCTTATCGTTCATTCCAAGGCTGGATTCGTAGTAATTTTCAAGGTTCGTGGGCGAAAGACCGCTCTCTGCGTAAAGATTTCCCATGACCCCGGCGGCGGCGAAATCATTCAATCCCCTTCCTTTAAGATAGCCCCAAATCTGCTCCTCATAGGAAAGTTCCCGCCGCAAATTCTCCAAATCCTCACGCCACGCCGCTTCTTTTGCCGCTTGTTCCTCCGGCGAACCGAAACGGTAATAATTCGCCTTACCCGAAATCAAGTCAAGTTTTGCAAAGAGCCTATCTCCCGGACAAGATGAATTTCCTACTTCCCGATGTCCCAGTATGTGATTGCGGTCTGTCGGAATGTCGTATTCATCACAAAGATTAGCGATAAGCATCGCAGTTTTTTCGATTTGGATTTCTGTCGGCTCGGCATAGGTGAAATCCCCGGAAAGGTGGATGCCGATGGAATCATAATTTGCTCCTTCGGCGTGTGCGCCCATCGCCCATATCGGGCGGCCACGCTCAATCGTTCCGTCCTTGCGGACAACAAAATTGTAGCCTATGCCCGCCCATTTGTTGCCGTTTTTATGCCAACCGTGAATCTGCTCCGCTGATGCGTCTATATCATCGCCGCTCCCCGTATGATGAATGACAATCCGATTGGTTTCTTCTCTTGCGGCTATTCGGTTCATGTCAAAATCAAGGTTGGTTTCTTTTATGTCAACTTGTTCCATTTTCCTTTTTCGCCCCTTCCTTTTCGGTTTCTTCGTTTTTCTTACGAAATTTTTCCACACCGCCGCGCCCCATATATCCGGCAAGCCCGATGGCGATTTCCTTGGCGCAAGTTTCAAGAGCCGAATCAGACCCCGTTGCCAAAGTAACTATGACAGTTCCGACAACCGCCGAAAAAGCAACAAGAATCAGCCCTGCGCCTATAATTTTGTCGGTTTCCCAATCATGCATGGTTACTTCACCTCGTTAGGATAAACTTCGGCATCGGCTTTTACGGGTATGGTCTTGAAATCCTCATGGATTCCGTCCATAATGCCGTTTTTACCTAAAGCATGGTAAGCCTCGTACATATTTTCATAGTTGGCGGCTTCGCCATAGGTGACACAGCCCCGTGATTTGTAGAAATGGTAGCCCTGCAAGAGCCTATCGCGCAAAAGTGCCTGTGTACCGCGATTATTAGCTTCTCGCATGGTTTCGATGCGCTTTTTTTCTTCTTCCAGTCGTTCGCGAAGCTCTTCTTCTTTTCGCGCTGTCTCGTCAAGGTATAATTTGACACGCCACGAAATAATGCCGAACGCTGCCGTGATAGCCCCCTGCGCGATTATCAGGATGTACTCCAAATCGCTCCCTCCTCCCTAAAAACAATAGCCAGCGGCATCAAAGATACCGCTGGCGGCAAAAAGGCAAGTTTCATCCTTCAATATAATCCTCGCCCGTGATTTCCTTGTATTCCTCCGGCGTTATCCACTTGCCTACAACGGCATGGACGCGCTTCTTGCTCCACAGCCCGCGCTCGTAGAAGTCTTTGACTTTCTCGAAGTTTTTGCTGTGTTCGGTGGCTTTGGTTTTTGCCATGACAGTTCCTCCTTTACTCGCCAAGGTCGATGTCGGACATCGCCGAAATAAATTCAATGTCGGCGCGGTTTTGGTCAATCTGCGCCTGTTGCACTTCGGCAATGACCACGGCGTATTCCTCATGGGTAAGTTCCCGCTCGTCATACTGCCACATTTCCACGGTCTGACCGCTCATTTCGTCCTTCACCGTGATGCGCTCGATATTTTTGCGCTGATAGACAATAACTGCGCTGGTGGCGGTGTCAAACTCCTGTGGCTTTTCGACCTGAGAGCCTTGCGCTTTTTTCCAGTCCGTCATGAATAATCCTCCTCCGTTCTTCGTAAATCGGCATTAGCTTGCGGCTGTGATTCCGTACCTTTTGCTTTAATTGCCGTGTGTTGATATTCGGCTTAATGTAGGACGCATAATAGGTGTATGTGTTCGTCGCTCTTATCCAAGCAAGGCGAGATAACATCGAAGCCCCGTCATGCCAAGTCCTGTTTTCTTTCCGCTTTATTCTGAGCGATTTTTGCCGTATGCCCATTAAAATGCTCTTGCGAAGCGTAACTCGGTTATGGTGAATAACCGCTCCCAAAGCGTTGACAGCTCTGCCTTTAGTTTTCTCCTTGCCCTTGTCGTCGAATTTTCCCGTTCCATACTCAAAACGATAGACCTGCGTACAAGCGTTTAATTCTATTTTTAGCTTTTCCCGTAAATACTCGCGGATAGCCTTCAACGCTTGATGTACTTTCCGCTTATTTCTACCGACAAGGAAAATATTATCGGCAAAACGCAAGTATTTTATTTCAGGGAGCGCCGCCGCAAAATGGTCAAATTCTTTCAAGTAAAAATTGAAAAACCACGGACTTGTATAGTGCCCTAAAATCAGTCCGCAAAGTTTTTCGCTTTTCGGATCGTCCGGCTTGTAATGGAGAAATTGATAGGCAAGCCGTAGCCATTCTTTATCTTTGACAGCTTTCCTCATCTGTTCCGCTAAAATGGAAATGTTCACCGAGCCATAAGCGTGGTGAATATCCGTTTCGCAGACATAGATTTTTCTTCCCACTTGCACCCATTTTTGGAGTTGTCGAATTGCCGCATGAGGCCCGTATTTTCGGACGCGTTTTTTGCCGTTTTTATCTTCCGTGATTGTCGACGGTAAACACCCATAAACCTGTTCATAAAGTCCATTCAAAAGAACGGGCTTGAACGGCTCGACAATCATGTGATGAAGAATTTGTTCCGGGCAAAACATCGGCTTTTCGATTTCCCTCGGTTTGTGATTAGCTCCGTCGATAATCTCGTGCTTGTTATCCTCACACGGACGATAATCCGGGTCATTGGCGCAGGCAGAAACCTTATCATAGGTTTTGTCGAATTTGATAAAAGAGCCGATGACCTCTTTTCTTCGGAGTTTTCCTTCTGCCGCATCAAGAGCGCATTGGGCAACCGTGCTTGGCTTTAGCATCGGTTCATACAGGTTTTTGTAAGTTCGCACTTTCTTATCTCCTACGGAAATTTCGTCAACCTATGACTACTATCCCCGCCCTGTTATCGGGCAATTTTCAGCAAGGGCTGAGGATTATACAGAGCATTGAGAAGGAGAAAAAGCTCCCTTTAGTGCGTCTTTTTCTTTTTAGATAAGATAGGCCGCAGCCGTTGTTCCAGTTCGCGTTCGACGGCGCATTGTTCACATTGAACGTGAAAGCACCACCGATAGCGGTGGCATTGTTCGCACTCGCCCCGGAAATCAGGGGAAACGGGAAAACAACCGCAGGTACGCTCCGCATAACCCTTTTATTTATGCCAAATTTTTTCTTAAATCCGTAAATGTGAGCTTGAAGTCATTTTGTGGGGGAAGTGTCCCCCACACCCCCTCACGGCGGCTACGCCGCCGCAGGTTGCTCACAAGAAAGGCCGCAGCCGCTGACCCAGTTCGCGTACGACGGCGCATGGTACACAACGAACGTGAAAGCACCACCGAGAGCGGGGGCATCGTTCGCACTCGCCCCGGAAATCAGGTAGCCAGTACCGCCCCAGCATCCGTCAGGGAAATAGGTCGTTGTGCTTCCGCTACAAACCTTGGGAATCATACCGTATTCATCGCAGGACATCTCGCTGATGTAACTGCCTGAACCCGGTACGGAAATGCCCGTGTCGTGATAGCCGTTGGTATCGGTAACGCGATAGCCGTCCCCTTCCGGCGTCATCTTGACTTTGCCGCCGATAACTCCGGCGGTTCTATCCCATTGATCGCCCCAGAATTTTTCGATATGGAACACTTTGACTTGGTGTGTAGAATCATTGTAGCCAAAGAACTGACCCTTATCGTTAAGAGTACCCGTTGCCAACATTCCGCTTGCGCTCGAAGCAGATCGACAGTTTCCGTTGCCGAATACGGCCTGCGTATCGGTAGATTTGCCCATAAGGACGCACAGAGTACGGATAAGTTCGCGCTGACTCCAAGTGTGAGTGTACCATTTTGCGCCGTTAAGTTTGCAAGCGTCAATTTCTTGCTGTGCCGTAAGCGATTGAGTAAGAGCCAGCCCCGACAAAGAGCGCATCTTCCCGCTGCTGTCTTTACTGCCGCCAAACATCGACCAGTAGAAAAATTCGGCGATACTCCCGTCCGCTCTCGTATGGGCGTAGGCTTTATAATCTTCGTCATACTGCACATTGGATATGATTTCATATTGCCAATCGCCTTCGGTGTAGCGTTTCACCCAAACAAGCGGGAACTGCGCCATAGCGTTTCCAGCGTAGTTGGTATTTGCCACATCGGAATTGCCGCCGCTTTCCTTTTTGGTGTAGTCATTGGGATTGAGATAGTAATCCACCGTACCATCGTTTTTGAGCATAAGCGGCTTATTTTCGGTGACGAACCAATCATTTGCCCAATCGCCATAGCTGAAAACGCCCGTGGAGAAATTCATCTGCGCCGGAGTTTTGCCTACTGCGTCAAAGAGATATTCCACCCTTGCTGATGGGCTGCCCTCGCTCTTTTTGATACGATAGCCGTAACGGATGCCATAAGCGGCAGTCACGGCGATGGTAGTCGTTGCGGATTTATAATCCCCTGCGGCGGCTTGACTAACCGTAACGGTAGCCGTGCCTACGGCAACAAAAGTAATGGTGACGGTATTTCCCGAAATGGTAGCCGTAGCGATTGATGTGTCGCTGGATTCCACCGACAATGCGCCGCCGCTCTCCGTTGTAACGGTAACAGTCTTAGATGCGGAACTTGCGCCGCTGTAAATGGTCACTTCGTCTGCGCTGACCGTAAGATTGGGATCGTACATATTCGGCGTAACACTTGCGCTCGTTCCTTGTGTGTAAGTTCCCGCCGCCGAATGAGGGAAAAAGCGATAGAAATAAGTCGTGCCGTTGGTCAGCCCGGTATCTTCATAAGCGGTCGTGGCGTATGCGTTTCTTATGGTGCTGTCGATAACGGTCACACCGTCTTTTTCATTAGTCGGTGCGCTGCCCTCTTTACGGACAAGTTTCGTGCCTGTCCATCTTGCCAGCGTTGCGCCGCTATACACAATATCATCGGGATCAGTCCAGTTTAACGATACCTTCCCATTTCCCGACACCACACTCACACCCGTAACATCGGCAAGCTCGATACCGCTTGCGCCGCCGCCATGCTCGGCTTCCTCCTTTGCCTCGTCGGCGGTCGTTTTTGCCTCGTCTGCGGTTGCCTTTGCCGCTTGGGCAATAGTCAACGCTTGATTTGCTTTGTATGCGGCATTCCCGCCGCTGTTCGTCATTCCATAAGCCATTATGCGCTTTCCTCCTTATGTATTATCCAATAGGTTGCTGTGATGTTTGTCGTTGGAGCTTCAACGGCTCGGATTCTGATATTCCCTGCGCTCGTTTCCGTGATAGCCGATACTCCACATTCGGCGGCTTTTGCCAAGTCTGCGCCGGAAAACAAAATATCCGCTCGGTCTGTGGCAAGAACCCCGGCAAGGGATATATCATAATAAGCAGGATAATCGGCCGTGTTATCCTCCCGCCATGATTCGGAAAGGATTGTCACCGTTCCGCTATCAGGATAAACAGCGGAAATTGCATCTGCCGCCGCCTCCGCAATTTCTCCCATCTTTGCCAAGGTATGTGCTTTTGAACGCAAAAGACTTTTTCTTTCGTGCGCTAATGTGCTGGCGCTCATAAGTTCACCTCCTAAAAATCCCCCTATAAAAACAGGAGAGCCGTCATTACGAACAGCCCTCCTGCCTTTCTGTTAGGGGTTTCCTTACGGATTAGTCGTTAGGAGATTACTCCTCGCCAAATACCTCGTCGAGCATTTCGTCAACCTCAGCGTCGGTGGCGAAGATGACAACGGACTTGGTTACGCCGTCAATCTTGATAGTGCCGTCGCCTTCGGTTTCCACCGTGGTCTTGTTGGCTTCGTTGGAAATGCCGTCCAATTTGCCCTTGTCCGCTCCGCTCATTGCGCCGTTCTGCGCGAGAACGCCATCACCTGCGGCCTGTGCCAAACCGAGAGCGATACCGTTTGCGTCAACGGAAAGACCGTTTGCGGCAGAGCTGGAAATCTTGACGGAAAATTCGCCGTTCGATTCCTGCAAGCCGTTCCCAGCGGTATAGATGTCGATGAATTCCTGTACATTGAGGTAGATGTGGGTAGAGGTTTCTGCGCCGCCCGCTTTTACGTTGAATTCCATATCCACATAGCGGTCACCAACGGCAAAATCCTCATCGTCCGCAAACTTGCCGCCTGCGGCTTTATCCTCGGTGGTGACAGTTCCCTTGGTTACACCAGAAAGCACCCAGTCTTTTGCGACATTGATCTTATCGCCAACCTGCACACCGTTCGCCTTGATGACGTAGGTGGAAGCATAGCCGGTTTCAGCGACAGTCTGCTTTTCGCAGCCGATGAGAATGTCAACGCCGTTTTCGGTCATGGTAAGAGCCGTGCCGTTTACCTTGACGGTCTTCACAACGGAGTTTTCCAAAGCGGAAACGCGACCTTCGAGAGCGGCCGCCTGTCCCTGTGCGCGGAGAGCGAGTTTCTTCAACTGACCGAGTTTGGTGTCCTTGGATACATCGTAAGCCATGATTACATTCCTCCTAAAGAATGAAAAGTTAAAACATCATCTATTTATTCAACAGAGCCTTTCGCAATCTGCAGCTTGCCACGCCCTGCGGAATACAAAGTTAAGATTTCCCGTAAACCTCGTCGAGCATTTCATCCACTTCCTCATCGGTTGCGGATGCGCCGTCGATTACATCGGGAATACCGTTGCCATCGGCATCGGATAAAGCAGGAACAGAAATTGTTCCGTCGGAGGTAACATCAATATTTTCTCCGACCTTCACAATTCCCGCCCTTGTTTTGGTAGCAATAGGAAGTCCCGTCGGCGCGATACCGCCGGACACTCCGAAAAGGCAAAGCGTGGCAGGAATGGCCGCCGCCGGAATTTCCATTGCGTAAATTCGGAGCTTTCCTTCGAGCGTTTCGCAAGCCTCCCCAATTCCGACATTTTGAGCGGCTTTGGCGTGTTCCGCCGAAAAGATAAGTTGCGGCGTCATATCTTGGGTTATCGTTTCGTTGGTAATATCGACAAAATAGGGATAATCCCCTACGGTGCTTGCCTCCCAACCATCGATCGGAACAAAAATCCCGACCGTTAAAACGCTTGCCGAGCCGTGACTTGCGGCATCTTCGGCAATCTGCGCCACTTCCTCAATGCGTGTTGCTTGCTGTTCTGCTTTTTGTTTAAGGTATTCGGTGCGGTTGGAGAGCTGTTGCGCTTGCACATTGTCGATGCCGTCCACTCCACCGATGAGCTTGTCTTTCTGCTCGAATTGGTAAATGGCATCCTCCCAATCCGCATCCTTTGGCAGATATTTTATTTCGTGCCTCCTGCCCGTTTTCGGATCAATGCCGATACCGACATAATCCAGTACATTGACTGCCAATGTCCCCACCTCCTGTTTTTTAGAAATGCAATAACCAATAGCCTCTGATTTCGAGGTCGCTCATTTTGTCGATAACGGCAATTTCGCCCGTGTCCTCGTTCCTTCTGACACGATGGGAAAACATGGTATTGTCGGCGCAAAATAAGCCAAATTCCGTGATGGCAAGTCCGTTGGCATCGTTTTCGCCGATGATAAATTCAAACTTGGCATCCCGCCCATCAACCGAATTATTCACCAGCGGGAAAAGGTGCTGGTCTTTAAGTTCGGTGTCGGTTTCTTCCTCGATGGTTTTTCCCGTGCCTACGCCGATTTGCGTGATGTATTTGTCGGACAGACCCGCCGCAAGGTTAGCAAGCCGCTCACGCCCCACATTTACCACCATGTTATGGTCGTGGTGTTCGTCCACGATTTTTCCCTTGCGTAAGACTTCGATGTGGAATTCGCCTTTGCAGGTTGCCGTATCTTTGAATACAAAATTCATTGTATCGCCTCCTATATTGCTATAAGCCGCCCGTCTGCGGCTGTTTCGATTGAACCGTCCCGGCAGTAGACCCCGCCCCTTTGAAGGGACAGCAGGGATAAACCGCCGCTTAAATCGTCCTCGTATGAGTAGCCGCCCCGCTCCACCGTGCCGTCCCGCCTAAAATCTCCCCAGCGGCAGATTTGATGCAGGAAAGACAAAGAGCCGCCCGCGTCGGTCGGCTCTGTATTGTCGGCAAAATTTTCATTGACGGTCAGCGCATGGATTCCATTGTCCCTAGGCAGGGAATTTTCGCCGCGCATTATTTCGCCGTTGCGGATTTCTGCTCCGTTTCGTGAAACAATCTCAACGCTGACATCATCTTTTATTATCGTGTGAATTGTGGCTGTCAGATGGTCATGCTCCAAATCGGATTTCCCACCGCGCTCTCCTTGGACATCCAGCGAGGGGCCGTCTCTTATAAAAGCTCCGTCTCGCTCGAAGTTTCCCTCTCTATTCCCTACGCCGCCCCGCTCCGTTTCGCCGCTATGGTCAGGAATGGGATTCGTGCCATAAGGGATAATGTCGGAAAAAGAAAAGGATAATTTCGGCTCGATTTTGCCGTCTGTGGTTTTTGGCACAGCGTCCTCGATGCGCTTACGCATGGAAAAATCGGATAGGCCAAAATCCACAGGGAAAACATCGCCGCCATGACGGTATCGCCCGTCTCGCATGACTTCGCCCATGCGCCTGATGTCCGATTCGGACACATCATCGAAGAAAGAGAGCCGCACCGCCGTGAAAAGTTCGTCCATCGACAAGTCGGATGCGCCGCCACGCTCCCATGTTTCGCCTTGGTTTTGACCATTGCGGCAAATCTCCCCATCTCGGCTGAAACTTTCATCTCGATAAGCTACGCCGCCACGGTAGACTGAACCATCTCGGATTGGAATATATCGGTGTCCGTAAGGCACAATGTCGATAAGGCGTACAGTTGACCGCCCGGAAAATTTATCTTTTGGCGGCGTGATAGTTTCGGAAATCTTCAAACGGTCGGCAAAGAAGATGCCAAAATCGGCGGGCAAGTCATCCGCCCCGTGATGGTATCTCCCATCATGCCTGATGCGCCCGTCCCTGCATAAGCCGCCCACCGTGAAATCATCGAAAAAGGACAAACAAGCCACCGTGAAAAGTTCATCCATCGAAAGGTCAGCCGCTCCGAAATGTTCCCATGCTTCGCCCGGATTGCATCCGTTTCTGAAAAGCAGTCCATCTCGGTTATATGTTCCATCTCGATAAGCGATGCCGCCTCGGTAGGCTTCACCGTCTCTTTGCGTGATATATCGGTGTCCGTAAGGCACAATGTCGGCAAAGCGAAAATCCAGCCGCCCGGAAAATTTGTCTTTTGGTGTGTTGACCGTATCGGTAAACCGATAAAGCATCTCAAGGTCGAATAATCCTAAGTCGGCGGGAAATGTATCTGCGCCGCCGTGGAAAAATTCGCCGTTTCTACAGATTGAGCCGTCTCGAAGTAAGCCGCCCCATGACACATCATCGTAAAAGCGGAAAAGCGTTTCGACAAACAAATCATCCATCGAAAGAGCATCCCATCCATAGTGGATAGGCCAATCTCCCGGCGTCATGCCGTCTCTTAAAAGTTCGCCGTTGCGGAAAAAAGAACCGTCTCTATACGCTACGCCGCCACGATAAAGACTGCCGTCTCTTTCCGGCACCCATATCCGATGTCCGTAAGGCACATAGTCATGAAATACCAACCGCCCATAAAGGTCTGTGATTTCTTCCGAAAATGTGACGGTATCTTCGGTGTGGAAAAGAAACTCCAGCATCTCAAGCCATGAGCGTACATTCTTCCCCATCCAAATTGCTTTTTTGAGTTGGGCAAGAGTTTCAGGCGTGACATCTTCCCTGCCGTCCGAAATGTCCTGCACCATGCGGAAAAAGTACGGCCTGCCGCCATACTCGAACCATTCTTTTGTGTATGAGTTTCGGAAAATGGTCTGCGTGAGCATTTCCACGGCGGCGGGAGTTCCCTTGATGCGATGCCATGCAATGGAGGTTTTGACAATTTGCCGTCTTTTTTCAAGGGATAGGCTCTTGTCGTAAAAATCGCAATGGAGCTGAATAGCGAGAGCGTCCACAAGTTCGCTGCCTAACTGGTCAATGACCGGGTAAATCAGCACTTTTTGAATTTTGCTTTCGTATTTATGCAAAACCTCGTCAACGGTCTTGGCGATTTCCTGCGCGTTTTTACGCTTTAGGCTTTCGGGGAGGTCATCATGGATAGAATAATCGTCAATACGCTTCATTCTTCCTCGCTCCCCTCCATTGATACTTTGATTTTATTATCCTGCGCCACTTGCACCTTGGACAGTTTTGTAAACACGGGCGAAACAATCTCAAGTCTTTTAACGCCGCTGACGGATTTCAATTTGTCGGTTATTTCATCGGGATTTATGTCCCGCCCCAATTTGGTACGCTGCCACAGTTTATATTCTGCAATCGCCGCCCAAACAGCCGCCGATACCTCCGTGGGATCGGCATCTTCATAAATCCAGTATTTAAGATTGATGTCGTAGCTGACCGCCTCCGGCGGCGTGACGATTAACCAATCCGTCAATGGCCTTTTGGATTTTGCCGATAGCGCATTTTGAATTTCCCCGGTAACAACATTTTCGGGAATTGTGCCGCCCGTAAGCAAAATGACAAGCTGAACCACACCCGGCGCAGGGGAATACGGCTCTACATCTATGACAGCCGCATTGACGCTCTTGGCGTGATAAATATATGCTCCCTCGCTCCCAGCGCATGAATAACTTTCGGGAGCTTCAAAAATTCTCTCTCGCAAACTGTCATCTTTCTCGGTGTCAGAGCCGCCCGCGCTTTTGGAGATATTCACCATTGATGCGACATAAGCCACGGGATCGACAATTTCTTTTATTTCCCCTTCGGCGTAACCGTTTCCGATTTCCCCTGTTTCGGTGCAAATCGCCGTAACCTGCGCCGATGTTTCTCCTGCCGGAATAACAACATCGCTGACGATGGCAAAGTAAATGTTTTTCTCCGGGCTGATTCTCGTTCCGGCAGGGATAATGGTTTCCATTTCCCGCTCGGCTGACAGTTTGATTTGCATAACCGCCCGCGCCGCGCTTGCGGGAATGCGTGTCGTGCCCACGAGTGCGCCCAATCCGTCAAGGAAATTCTCATCGGAGCTTTTGAGTAGATTTTTGCGTCCCGTTTCGTTTAGCTTATTCAAAAGCATAATGACAAGGTTGACGATAAAAAGAATAAACAGCCTGACGGGATCGCCATCGGCAAGCGGCTCTGTTCTTTTGGTGATTGTATAGTAGATGGCGAACACTTCCGCTTCTACTTCCGCTTTGTCGATGCTGACAAAATTCACATCCTTCAAGTCGGACAGTTTAGGCATTGATGCTCACCCCCACAGTCGGAATAAGCCGCCCCGTTTCCTCTCCCTTAAAGGTTATGGATTCGATGACGGCTCTCGGCTCATATCTTCTTACGGCTCGGAAAATTTCATTGGTCAATCTCGCCTTGGCTACATTGATGGGCAAGTCCACCACAGCCCCGTCAATGCCAAATTCGCGGTCAAGGGGAATAGAATATTTTATTGTGGTGACAATGGTTCGCACATTTTGAATAACCTCTTCCACTACGGTAGCGGGAGCAAAATCAATCTCCGGCGTTTCGTTCATTTGGATGATGTACGCCATATTTAATTCCCTCCCATTACTGCGCTTTCTGCGTTATTATTCGCTCCGTAGTTTGTAGCTATGGCATTTTCTTCGGTGCGGTTTCCTTCTTCGTATTCGGTGAGCGATAAAGACACGATGCATTGCTGCGGCTGTCCATCCGGCGTCCAATAAAAATTTCCTTCTTTCAACGAATCCAGCCGCCAGTAATTCTGTGTGACTGGCTTTCCACCGATTACAAGAGGAAAGACCGCTCCCGTGTCTCGCATTTTACGGAGTTTTTTCAGCTGGTCGGCAGGATTTATGCCGTGGTCAGCGTCAAGAATGATGTCAAAAGAAAGTTTTTCTAAGCCGGGGCCTCCAAACTGGCTGACTGGCTTTCGTAGGAGTAAGCCATGCTCTGCCCATCTTGCTTCGCTCTCCCGTGAATAATTGCTCGGTGTGAGCATATGATTTGACGATACCGAAAAGACAATATCGCCCATATATCCAATATACAAAGCCGCCCGCCTCCTTCCGTGTCCGATTTGGACATTAGCCGCCTATAAACACATTTCCACTGCCCTCTGCCACGCTGCCGCCACAGCTTACCGCATCGCCGATGCGTCCTGCGGGAATACCATTTATAGATACCGTGCCGCTCCCCGATGCAATCGCTCCTCCGTGTGGGGGATGGATAGGACAGCCATGCGCTAGATAAGCGTCCCCTACACGCCCCGCTCCCTTGCCGTTGATGAAAACATTAGGGCTGTGACCCGATAATCCCCTTGGTGGGCAAGCGTCATGTCCTGTGTCGTTATCTCCCTGCCTCGTTGCCGCTGGCATAAAATCACCCCTAATTTATGTCAATCTTTGGTGCGGTCAGCGTCAAATGTTTCGATGCGTGAATTTCAATGTTGCCGTTGTCGTTTACGATATAACTGCCGTCTTTATAGCGAATGCTCCTGACGCTGGTGTCGGTTTCTGCCGGAGCATCCACTTCACTGTAATGCGCTCCTATAACAAAACCTTCGCCGGGGCCTTTGCCGTTGGTGTTGGGTAACAGGATGCAGAGAACCGCCTCGCCGATGTCCGGCATCCAGTAGTCTTTGGTGTCTTTGGTGCAACGGCTCATGACATACAATTCGGCTGATGTTCTGTCCTCTTCGTCCGGTCTCGTGACAATGACCGTTCCGGGATGCTCCGTGCCGTAAGAAGAAACAATGCCGATGAAAATATATTGGGATAATGCTTGCAATATGGAATCAGTAGCCATTTAGACACCTCCTGATGTCGATTTTTGTTGTGTAATCCTCTTTGATGTCATGGCTGACTTTAGTGACAAGATAATTCCCATCGAAGTGACCGAAATTCTTTAGCTCGATAACCTGACCCGCCGCAAAATTATGATTGCCGATTGTGGTAAAATAGCCCGTCATTTCCTCTTTGTTGGCTTCACGCAGTTTCTTTTTTGCCAGCCGCTCGGCTTCGGCTTTGTTTTCCACTTGCTCACGCACAAAGAGAATGCGCCCTTTCGTTTTTCCCGGTGCAACAAATTCGCCCTCGATTTTCTCTTTCTTCTTGCCCTTCTGGTATTTGACTTGGCATTTCCAGTAGGTATCGCGTGTCTTTGCCCGTAAACGGTAATCCAAAAGCCAGCGAAGCGGCATCGTATTCTCGTTTAATTCGGCTGTTACCCCCGGCTTATAAATCGTTATGACAGGCTCTTGGGCTTCATACTTGGCATCATCGAAAATAATTACTTGCTCCGGCGTGATTTTTAGGCTCATGCCGTTGTTTTTGCAGATTTCAAGCAGAAATTCAAGATCGGATTTATCCGCTTGCTCCACATGGTCAAGGTTCGGATTGGCTTCACAATCCCATACCAGCGTTAAACCGTTCTGCTCACAAATATCGGCGGCGCATTTCCATACGGAAATTTTTTCCCATGTCTTATTCTTTCGTGTTCCCCGCAAGGAAGAATCGCCGATAATCGAAACGGCTTTAATGCTGACTGTTGAAGGAAATCCGTTGGCTTCAATCTCGTCAATCTCGAATTTTCCCGCATAAAAAACACTTTCCCCATCTTGGAGCGTAACCCGATTATAAGTGTGAATGGTAACATCCAACATATTTCCTTCACCTTCGGGATACCAGTCCGCTTGCCAAACTTGCGCCCTATCTTCTAATTCAATGGTTACATCGTCGGCGGCTTCAGATAGATTGTCGGTAAAAGTCATAGAGAGAAAATATTTGCTTATGTCCTCGGAAATATCTTTTTCCTCGGTGCTTCCTGCCGGAGTATATTTTACTTCGACCCATGCGCGGCGGGATAACTCCGTGCCTTGCGGGATTTCGGCAAGCCATCCCGGCAATGGATTTTTATATTCAGCCAAGACAGCTCACCTCTCTATCTTCTCCACGGCGGTAAAATGCTCGAAGTCTGTACATCCGCTTCAGGGCAGACAATTTCTACTCCCGATGGGAATACAGTTATTTCTTTCAAGTGTTGATTTGCTTTTAAGAGTTTCGATATATAGGCTTCGTTTTTGTAAACTTTGTAGGCGATCAAGTCCCACATATCGCCTTGAATGGTGGTGTAGGTTTTAAGTGGCAAAAGACCGCCTCCTTTGATTGTGCTGATAATCTGCCGCAATGTTTGGATATTCGCGTCTTAATTCCCGCAAAAGCTCCGATTTTAATTTGGAGAGCATACCCTCCATCTGTGATACCGTTTCTTCGTTGGCGTTGCCTTGGATTGTGATTTGAGGATTGAAATTAACGGATATTTCTCCGCCCGCGCTCGGTGGCTCATAGGCAATAGGAGCGGCTGCCATTTCCGCTTCCGTTGGCGGCGATGCAATCTCGGCAATGGCACTTATTTCCGGCGGTAAAGCGTCAACCATATTCATGAATGGCGGCATCGTTAAACCGCTTTCTATCGGGGGATAAGAAATAAATGACATTTTAGGAACATCAAAAGATTTTTTGCCGCTTACGCCTTTGGGCATCATTCCGAGCATTTCTCCCGCTCTTTGCCATAAAGATACGGCGCGATTACTTCCGTCAAGAGGAATTGCCGCTTCGGGAGATTTTTCCGCAAAGGTTGTTAAAAACGCGCCTTTATTGTAAATGCCGCCCATCGCGTTATGAGCGACATTTCCGCCCGAAGTCGTAACATGAACATTTAATCCTGCGCTAAACTGAGAAGATATTTGCGTCCATGCGTTTGTCAATCTGTCTACTACCACCTGCGCCATTTGGTCTGCCCAATTCGCTATATTTTGGTATGCTTGTTCACCCCAGTTATTAGCTGCTTGAATGAAAGCGTCTGCGCCCGGTTGACATTTAACAGCAAGCTGATTAAACTCCTGCGCCATCGCATCGGTGTTTTGCTGTGTTATTGGCGGCAGTTGTTGGAGCGTAGTCTGCGCTTGTGCGGGTATTTGTTGGAGGTTGGTATTGATGGCTTGCGCAGCTGTTGCGGATTGTTCCCCCATACCCGAAAAAGCCGCTTGAGATTGTGCCGGAACTTGCGCCATGACATTTTGCAGTTGTTGTGTATAAGTGGCGGCTTGTTGGGCGTTTTGCCCCGTAGCCCCCATGCCCTCTGCCATCGCTTGTGTATTTTGGTTGGCGGCTGCTGCGGCATCGGCGGCTTGTTGTGTTGCGGCGGCTGTCTGTTGGGCATTGGCAAGAGCGGCGGCATTGTCTGCGATTTCTGCGCTCGATGCTCCCGCTTTGGACAGTTCTGCCGTTGCTTTCGCTTGCTCGGCTTTTTTCTGTACTTCGTCGGATTTGCCCATGAGAGTGTCGAAGATGTCTCCGATGCCCCCGGCAATGGTTTTGATTGTGCCTAAAGTTCCACCCGCAAAACCTTCTACGGCTTGTCCTGCGCCTTTCCATGCTCTGTCCCAATCGCCCGTTAAAATTCCGGCAACGATATTGATAACGCCGCCGATAATCTGCGCCATAGATGCGACCCAGTTGATGATAACGGAAATCGCCGTGCCGATAATCCCCGCTGCTATATCGAATGCCGCCCCCAGCACAAAGCCTAAATTGTTGAAAATAGCTCCAATAAGTTCGGATGATTGTAGGCTCTGCCCTGCGATGCTATTCCATACCTCGGTTATTTTATTCAAGGCTTCGGCGAATTTCGCCTGAATGGTCGCTACCCATGCGCTCACCGTGCCGGATATGTGATTGAATACAATCGTGGCGGTTTCTTTAAGTTTGTCGAAATTGGCGGCTACCAATGCGACCACGGCAACAATGGCGAGAATTGCAAGCACCACAGGCCACCCCACAGCGGCAAGGCTGGCAAACGCTCCCGAAATAACACCGGGGAGCGCGGTAAATGCGCCCGAAATCATAGCGGGCAATCCCATGATTGCGCTTCGTGCCGCCGTAAGTTTAGCGGGCATTCCGGCAAATAATCCCGTGACTGTGGTAATGGGATTTCTTAGAGCATTCATAGATGCCGCCAATGCGGTATTTGCGGCTGCGTGTAGGAATGTGGCTGCGGCTGATAGTTTCGTTTTTATGGCAAGCAAGGTCGTTGATGTAGTGACCAGTGTTATTGTGGAATTGATAAGCCCCCATCCGGCAAAGACAAGCTGAACCCCGGCGGCGGTAACAATAACTGCGGCTAAAGCGGCAGCTAATATGCCAAGCGCAAATGCCACTTCTTTATTTTCCGATAACCACTTCGCCATTTCCGTTGCCATCGGCGCAAGAGCTTCGGCGGCTTGTCTTACCACAGGCAAAAATACCGTGCCTAAAGCGTTTACAACGGCATCCGTTGCACTGTCCAAGGCAATCATTGCGCCCCGTGTATCATCGTTCATAGTTTTGGCAAATTGTTTGGCGTAACCGTCGCTATTTCGGAGCGCATTTCGGTAATTGTCGAACACATCGCCGCCCTGCTCGATGATATTCACCCAGCCGGATGCGGCATTCGCTCCGAAAATCGCCCCGATAGATGCCAGTTTTTCCTCACGGGACAGACCTTTCATTTTGACTTGAAGCTGTTTGATGATGTTTCCCATCTTTTCCATCGGCGGCGCATTCTCGTCAAACTCCACGCCTAAACCTTTTAAGGCGGCTTGTGATTCTAACGCCATAGCCGTAGCGTCCGAAACGCTTATACCCAATGCTTCCATTTCCTTGGTGGCTTTCTTGGGCGGTCCCGATAATCTCAAAAGACCCATGCGTAAAGCCGTACCAGCCATAGAACCTTTTATGCCAGCATTGCCCATCATCATGGTCATCGCCGCCGTATCTTCCAGCGTTGCCCCGAAAGCCGCCGCCACAGGCGCGGCATATTTCATCGTTTCGCCCAAAGATTCGAGATTAACATTGGCATTGGTGAGAGCGTAAGCATAGACATCCATGAAATGCCCTGCTTTTTCGACGGGAATGCCCATCGCCGTCATGTTGTCGGATACAATATCAGCCGTTCGCGCCAAATCTGTACCCGCTCCAGCGGCAAGGTCGAGCATTCCCGGCATCGTGCCGTAAATCTGCTCTGTTTTCCAACCTGCCATACCGAGATACCCCATAGCATCTGCGGCTTGCGTCATGGTAAATTGAGTGGTTGCGCCAAGTTCCCGCGCTTGCGCTTCCAATTTTTGCATATTGGCGTTGACGGCATCGAAATCGCCCTGACGGATCAGCCCCGATTGAGTAAGAGCCTTGACCCTGCTCATGGCGTGTTCAAATGTCATGGCATTTTCAATCGCTCCGGCAAATGGGCTGACGATAGTTTGCGCAGTGCCGATTGCGTTTTGAAAATTGCTGTAGGCGTTGTAAGCATCGGTCTGCGCTTTGTGATTTGTCTCCAATGCCGCCCGCCTTGCGTCAACTTGCGCTTGCACTCGGTTAGCTTGTTCTAATGCTCTTGTAGTCTGCTGAATTTCCTGTCTAAGCCTTGATTCGCTTTGAGATAAATGTTGAGCGGAATATCCGGCAGATTCCATATTTGCCTTAATTTGTTGCAGTTCCGCCCGCTGCTCCGCCAACTTGTTTCTTAGGGATGCGGCTTGATTTTTGGCTTGCTCGAACGCCCTGCCCGCAGCTTTTGTATTTGCTTCGCTCTCTTTCAAAGCCGCTTTTACATTTTTGGCTTCTTCCTTCATCTGCCGCCATTCGGCGATTGGAATTTTCCCTTTTAAATTTTTGAGCGACGATGCAAGAGCTTCATGTCTTTGCCTTAATTGCTCGGTTTGCGCCTGAGAGCGTTTGAATTCCTCCGAATATTTTCTTACACTCGCTTGAGTTTGATTAAGCTGTATAGCGTAATTTGTAACCGATTGTCTTAACTCGCGAAATTTTAAAATTGTTGATTCCATGCCTTTCAGATCGCCTAATTGTTGTAACAGTTTATGCGACCCTTGCGCGGCGCGGTTTATATCCCCCAGTTGCCTTTGTAAATTCCCTGCTTCGGAGATTGCTCTGCGCATGGATTCCGTATAGGCTTGGTCTAATTTACCCTTAATGGCAATTGCAAGCTCTAAAAGTTTTCCTGCCACTTCACAAAACACCTCCGATGTGATATAATAAATAAAAACGATAAGGGAGTGAGGACGATGTCGAGCCTTTTATTTATAGCCGAAAGCCAAGCTGATCCATACTTGGCTTGTATTACTGGAACGACAAGCCACCCTCGCTATCACGACTGCGAAAACTGCGAACACGTAGCAGATAAAACCTGCGAAGATGGCGTAAGAAAAAAGACAATGAAAGAAACTGAAATCGCACTTGCCGAAGCTAGAGAAATCCTTAATACATGGTCTAAACGACACGCTTCTAAACTACCATAAGCCGCCCGCGCTAATCGGACGGCTCTTTTTTATCTCCGTCTTGCTCTTGCCGCCGCCATCGCTTTTTTCTGCATTGCGTTTTCGGTATCTATCTCTTTATTCATAGTCTGTACCCACGCATAAAAATCCTCGATTTGTTCTTCCAAGAAGAACTCAATCGGGGATTTTGTATATTTGGATAAACGCATTGCAGACGTGCGAATTTCTTTTATCAATCCGCACCGTTTAAAAAACGGCTCACCTTCAAAGTTACCGCCATAAAGTCCGGCGCGGGCAAATTTATGATGTCATCGTATCTCGCACCGAGAGCCGCCGCTGCCACATGAGCCTGAAATATCATCGAAAGTTGGGGAACGACAACAGAGCTGTCGATGTCCTTGGTCTTTTTCTCGCATTTTAGGAGCGTCGAGCCTTTGATTTTGTCGAAGTCAAAGACAAGCTCCGTCCTGCCGTTCATGGGCTTAGACAGCTTGATGATTTTGTTTTCGTCCATGATTTCGGCTTCGAATGTTGCTACCTCTCCGCCCATCTCCTGCTCGTCGGTCTTTACTTTCTTTTCCTCTGCCACGATAATCTATCCCCTTTCAGATTATGCCATACCGATATTTTGGCGAATTTTCGCCATAAGGTCTACTCCGTTAATGATGCACTTATAGCCGAATTTATCAATTTCGACAATGGTTTCTCCGTTTATTTCCATCTTATAATAGTGACATTCGATAGTGTTAGAGCTGTCTGTGGTGTTCATCGCTTCGAATGTACCGGGAGCGTATGACTTTGCCCGCCCGCGCACGGTGACAATGACTTGTTCCTCTACATAATCATTTGCGCTGCTGTCGAAGTCTTGAATACTGCCGTAAATTTGGAGCGATACAGGATTACCGCCCGCCATCCGCAACCCGGTAACATGTGGAGTGCGCCAGTTAAGGGTAAGCTCCATAGATTGAAAATGTCCGTGGACAGGCGAATCCACTTCACCCGAAAGACCGACTCCCGTGATAGAGGTTGTATTGGATGCAAGTTCCGGCAAATCCACATTGGCGATGCCAATCATGTTGTCCTCGCCGTCCCAATAGACCCTTGTCTCTTGGAGCATTTCCGGCACTTTGTTTACTGCAAAAAGTTGAAGGTCGAATTTTAACTCATCCATATCGTTTCACTCCCTTCCTAAGCCGCCACCGCTTCAAAGAGCGTCCTGAAATTATTGACATCGTACTCGAAGATGCAATCACATTCCTGCATAGGCACAGGCGGCGTGATATAGCTGTGAACACGAATGATGCCTTGCATAAGGTCGGTGAGGGGATTTTCGCTCTCTAAGAATTTCAAATCCGCTCCCATGAGGAAACCGCGAGATACCAACCCATTCAAGCGCACAATCTCGCTGTCCACGATGGTCTTGATAAGGCGCGGCATGAGTGGTCTATCCACTTTCTGCCAGTAGGTGAGAATGAAAGTCTGATACTGCCAGTCGAACATACGGCGAACACAAATAAATGTGTCTTTGGGATCGGTATTCGAGGGATATGCTCCCGTGTAATTCCCCCAGCTCTTCCAGCCGCCGCTGAAATTTAACCCCGTAACAATGCCTTGACTGTTTAGCATATTCGCCTGTTCCAGCGTCAAGGCTACTTCCGCGCCGTCTTTTAAGCAAAGACCCGTGGATTGCATTTCCAAGTTGGAAGGAGATTGATAAGGCACATCCTCATTTGCCGCATCCATTCTGCCGATGATGCCCAAAAGGTGAGTGGACATATGATAAATGGCATCGCCGTTTCTGACCATAGGCCAGCAAACTACCTGATTTATTCCCGTGTAGTTGTTTTTGTTTTTCCATGCGTTGACATCGGAATAGTTTCTGCAAGCCTCGGTATCCACATCGGTCAGCACGATACAGCGGAAAAGACCGCAAAGCGTAAGAGCCTTGGCTTTGAGGACGGATGCCACTTCCGCGTCGTGCGTCCACCCCGGCGCGGCAAGTATGCCCGGAACCATCGAAAAGAGTGTATAAATAGAGCTTGCCCATTCAAGTCCTTTGGTTTCCCCGGACAGACTTACGCCGCCGATGATGTCATCTGCCGTAACCTTCGATGCGTCAACTTTGTCATAGCTTACGCCAAAAGCCGTTAAATCGCTATCTTCGCCGCCCGCTATGTCGGTGATAACAAGCTCCCCGTCATCATTCCACTCGGCGATGTAGTCCTCGTTTTCTTTTAACTTAGTGCCGCCCACGCCATCCTTGACTACAAGAGTAGACTTGATAACAGGCTCGGCGATGGTCGCTACGCCTTTGGTAATTGGCGCGGCGTGTTCCGCTACGGCGGTTTTGTGCTTTTTGGGATCAAGCACATTGATGAAAATAATGGGCTTCACGCCGTAAAGTTGAAACTCGCTGAACATGACTTCCGATAGCGTGAATTTCTCCCAATCTTTACTATATCCGAAGGCCTTAACCGCTTCTGCATATTCGTAGCAGATAACTGGTTTATTGACATTGGCTTCAGGATTTTCCGTCAAGTGGACAGGCGCAGTCCCCCATACAACAGGAAGTCCCGCCGTGGTATTAACAGGCGGGATTATGGATGTAGGAACTTCGGATGCCCTGACACCGTGAAAATAGGCCATTATTTATCACTCGCTTTCTTTGTGGTTTCTTCGACCGCCCGCTTATAGTAGGTATTGCGTAACGATCCCTTTGTTCCGATTTCTCGCCGCGCTTGGTCAAGTCGCTCCGGCGGCACAAACAAATGCTTGAATATCGGATGCTGTTTATAGTCTGCCGGGATGCCGTCCGCAAAAATAATAAAGGTGCTGTGCAAAATCGTTCCCTTGACAGGCGGCCCCACATAAATGACCGCCCCTGTTTTCTCCTGCGGCTTTTCGGTTGTGGGATTTTCTTTCGTTGCGGTTACTTTGTTTTCGGTTACGGTTTCAGCCGCCCCCGCTGCGGTTTCGGCAGTTTCCGCTACCGCCTCATCCTTTTTTGTGACCTTCGCCATTATTTCCCCTCCTCCATGAATTCATTTTTGATACGATGCTTGTATTGCTCGGTTGCTCCAAATAGACGGCAAAATCAATGCGCCCTTCCCAAAAAGGGAATGGCTGCTCATCGGGAATGAAAGTCTCCATTGTTTCGTCCTCCGTGAGCTTGATTTGATAGCTGTCATCGATGGGATTATTCGAGAGCAGATGATAGCGCATAAACTGCAATAAGTGATAAAGGGATTCGCACCCTGTCTTTTTGTCGGCATCGAAAACCACGGCGTAAATAACCATCTTCGCTAAAGTTTCTTTCTCCCCGTCAATAATTATGAGTGGGCGAATGACGATAGACGGACAGAGTTTTTGCATTTCCGCCGCCTTTTCGACAATGGGCAAAAATCCGGCATAAACTCCGTAAGGTTTCCCTGTGGCAGGTTCTTTTTCGCTGTACTCCTCGAATTTTTTATTCAGAAAAGCCGCGATTGTTTTGGCTGCTCCCCAAGGCGTTTCCATGCGCTAACCTCCAATCAAGCGTCCAATTTCGTGCCGGATGCGCTCATCGTATTTTTTCATAGCCTCGTCGGCTATCTCGTTCTTTATAGCGTTATTGCCGAATAATTGAGGTACGGCAGGCCCGAAAATCCGCTCAATGGGTAGGCGTGGCACTCCTTTTTCTCTTTTCCAAAAGGTATTGCTATAAGCAAAAGAGCGCGGCACAATGTCCCCGCTCCCTTTCTTGACGGATAAAAAGATGCCGCCTTTTCTCTTTTTCGCCTTATAATGCCCTGCGCTTTTGCGCGGCCCCGCTATGCGTAAAACTGCGCCGTCCTGCGTTGCGCGAATACTGGTTGCCGCTTTTACGGATGCCGCGTCGATGGTGTAGGTTTTTCTGACGTGCTTCGTCCCGATGGTTTTTCCGTGGGATGCCGCCCGCTTCGCTGCTCTTGACATCGCCGCATGAACCTTTTCGCCTGACATGGCGTATAACTGCTCTTCCAATACCCGTGCGCTGGCGCGGGAAACTGCAATTTCAATCATAACTGCCAGCCTCCCGCTCCACTGACCCCTGCGGTATTTTCTTTCAAGCGAATGGTGAGCATTCCCATGTGTTCGGTGCAGGAATCAATGAGCGAGTAACTCCCGTCAAGGGAAAAGTTCTGCCCTTCCATCGGCATTTCTTCGACATCGGATTTTTTGACATGAATAATCGCCGTCAATCCGTGCATAGCGTCCTGTCCATCGTAGTCCTTGCCTTTTTTGAAGCGTTCCTCCGTGGTAGGGCTTTCCACTATGCAAGCGCAAATCACGCCGTTTAATTCATGCTCTTCGGCAAACTCGTCCATATTGAGGAACACGGCATCCATATCTTCGGCTACCATGTCCTTAAATGCGCTCATCTTTTCTTCCCCTTGGCGTTTTTCGTCTGCACGGCGGCATCGGCATCGATTGCGGGCAAGCCGCCCCCGATGCCGTCGTTATATTCGGTGTCCGATTCGGACACGCCGCCATCTTCCTCATCGCCACCCGGATTTTCGTTTTCCGTGGCTTGCGTTTTGGCTTCGTCCGTGGCAGGTTCTTTTTCGCCGTGGTAAAAATCAAAATCGCCGCCCGAGCGAGCGACAATCCTCTTGGCGTAATAGCTATCGGCGATGGGTACGACCTCGCCCGCTTTATAGAACCGCCCGCCATAGGAGATAAATCCCTTGTTGATGATGATTTTCGCCATGACGCTCACCCCTTCGCCTTGATTAACGCCCAATCATCCGCCCATGTCGGCGCAAGCAGAAAACGGCTATACATGGTCAGCGATACTTCCTGACTGAGCTTGTCACCGACATAATAGGGTACATACTGCCCGCTGTAGTAGTTGAAACCCATAAGGGAATCGTTCAAGAGAGTAACTGCGCCGTGGAGCTGCCGCCCTTTGCCGGGATTGGCAATAATGACATAATCGGGATCAAGGAAGGGCTTCACTTCCCCGTCATCGTCCGTGTAGGTTTCGGCGTAACTGTAAATCTCCAAATTGAGGGATTGCAGATAACCGATGCGCCTAATCTGTCTGCTTTCGAACCTTGGCGCAATGGATAGCATGGCAAGATTTTCTCTATTGGGTACAGAGAGCCACTTTTCCAGCGTGGAATTATGGATGAGGTAATCCTCGATATTCTTGCCGCAAAGCATAAGCGTGGGAATTTCCCCGGTATTCTCCTGAATGAGTTCGCTCATACCTTTGATGTCGTGGTAAATATCGGCGTTGGGATTGTCCCATGTGGTCGTTGGCGTTAATTTCTGATCCCAGTCGGGGAAGGAAATGGTGTCAATAACCGTGGCTTTGCCATCGTCGGCGTAACCTTCAATTACGCATTGTCCCGTGGTCAAGATGTCAGCCGCCATTTTGTTTTTGCGGTTGATAATCATGTCGCGAAGCTCCACCAAATCCTTTGCTTGGATTTCCGCCGCTCTCTGCGCCGGAGTTTTGGTGGAAAAGATGGTCTCGCCAAACATACGATGCTCCAAATCTTCCGGCGTGATAACTCGACGCGGGCCAACCATAGGCGGCGCATAAAGTTTCATGTCGGAAGTTTCCCGCGCCATATTTACGCCTTTGCCGCCCTTTATGACAAAAGGCGCAAGCTGATTCTTCCCTTTGCGGTATTCCACCATGATTTTATTGGTGGGAGCTACGGAAGGAATCTGCGGAAAAAAGGTATCCAGCAGAAAACTTGCGGGAGGTTTGATTCTCTCCATGACACCCATCAAAGACAGGGTATCGTTATATTCTATCATCGGCATTGTTGTTCACTCTCCTTCAGGTGTCAGCTTTTGAGCGTGGTGAAATGAATGTCGCGCAAACGCAGTTCCGCTTCATGAGCTTCTACGGTATCGCCATCGGCAAGGATAATCTTTTCCCGGTTGAACCGTCCCTTGACATAGACCGTTCCGACAATTTCCGCTTCGGTAGCGTCTGCATCGCGCATAAGAACATACTCGGCTACCTCGCCCGTTGCCGTCTGCTTTCCGATTTCGGTGGCTGCGGCTTCGCCCTCCGTCTTAACGAGGGAAATGAGCATTCCGCGCTTATAGGCCGTTCCGCTTTGCAGTTTGATGTTCTTCGTTAAAACCGGGATTTCAGGCCCCGCCAAAAGCTCATCATAACTGGTAGTGTTTTTGATGTCGGTTACGAGTTCCATTTATTTCACCCCCATGAGTTTGTTGCCATAATTCGCCACTTCCTCGATATTTGCGGCTTTTTCGGCGGCTTCGTTTTTCTGCCCGCTCTGCGGCGTGGGCAGTACACCCGCCGCCCCCGATGCGTTGTTGTCGGCAAGAATAGCCTTAATCGCCGTAAGCATTTTTTCTTCGTTTACTGTCTGCACAGTGGGCTGCTCCTGCGGGATAGCGTCCACATAAGGCTTAATGCTTTCTGCCGTCGCTCCGTTCGCCTTGGCGGTTTCGATGATGCTATTGACGGCGGGATTGCCATTCTTCATAGCGTCAAGAGCCGCCACCCGCTGACGCTCTGCCACAATCGCCGCTTGCACGGCATCGGCGTTGTTTTGCGGCTGCATATTCGCCGCTGTCGGCGTTTGTTCTTGCTGGCTGTCTCCCATGCCCAGCACATTCAATATCGCCTTCACTTGGTCTTTGGCGTTCATGAAAATATCACTCCCTTTTGGTTTTTCTTCGGGCAAAATCGCCCTTAACTCCGATATATTTTTGAACCTGTCCAGTCGGCAGGATACAGAATTCACAATCAGCGCATCGCCTTCCCATTTATTCTCAATGGGTATAGCGTCCGTGATTTCGTCCACAAATCCGTAGTTTTTCGCTTCACTTGCCGTCATCCATGATTCGCTGTCCATTTTGTGCTTTAACTGAGTTTCAGATAATGCTCCCTGCACCCTCGCCATATAGACATTGACTATGGTCTGCTTGACCGCGCCCAAACTCTCCGATATTTTGTCAAGCTGCGGCGCATCGAAATAGCCTAGCATGGCTGATTTTGGATTGTGAATCATGTAGATTGTATTGCTCGGCATAATGACGGTATCCCCGGCGCAAGCAATAATCGTGGCTGCGCTGGCGCACATTCCGTCAATGTACATTGTGACTTTGCCCGTGTAGGCTTTTAGCTGTGTATAAATGGCTTGAGCCGCAAACACATCCCCGCCGGGGGAATTGATATGGACGGCAAGGTCTTTGCCTTCGCAGGTAATCAATTCCTCGTGAAACTGCTTCGGCGTAACTTCATCGCCGTACCAGCTTACATCTGAAATCTCGCCGTAAAGCATAAGCTCCGCCACTTCGCTCTCGGCTTCATTTTTGAACTTCCAAAATGTTTTGTTCGGCATCGTCCTCACCCCCTTGTTTTTGTTGCCCTGCTCCTAATAATTGACCCGCAAGCACTTCGGGATTTCCCATTGGCAAGCCTAAAGCCTCAATGCGTTCTTTCTCCCATGCAAGTTGGTCAAGATTTTCCTCAAAGTCCGTCCCCGTCATTTCGGCGGCTTCCCGTTCTCTCGTGGATAATCCATACTGCACTCTTAATGCGCTGCCTGTTATATCCTTCACGGGATCGAGAATTGACATTGTAGGCCCGTACCAATCAGCATGACACCACGCCGCCCGAATTGCAGGATCGTCAAAAAATCCCGGCGCATCCAGCCGCCCGATGGCGATAGCTTCGGTGAGCCATGTTTCATAGACAGGCTGACAGAAATCCCTTGCAAACCATGTGCGCCTTAGCTTAAATTCCTCCCACGCTTGAAGCATAGCCGCCCGCGATGCGGAATAAGAGCTGGTGAAGTTTTTCATAATGACTTCGTATGGTACGCCGATAGCCGCCCCTATCTGCTTTATGAGTTGGCTCACAAAAGCGTCAAAGGTTGACATACTGCGCCCTGCGTCCACGGCTTTCACATCTACCCCTGCGGGGAGTGCGTTAAGTGTGCCGGGGCCAAGTCCATACTCCGATACATCCACCACAGGAGCGCGGGGATCGTATTCTTCATCATCGCCCATCATATTTCCGTATGTTGACGGTGTGGGCAAATCTCTTGCACCGCTTGGATTATTTGTGAAAAACAGGGCAAAAAAACTCTTGATGATTGCCGCCGTAAGTTCCGCATTGGTGTAGCGGCTGACCTGCTTCAAGGTTTCAATGACAGGCGCAAGATAAGGCACACCTCTATACTGCTCTGAACGGATGTCATGGCAAATCTGCACGATGTTCGGCATACCCGATAAATCACCGAAAGCCTTGACCCTTACCCATTTTTCTATTTTAGCGATTTCCACGGAATCGCCCTGCACTTTGTTGCATACCCAATACGCTTCCACCGCTCCGTCCGTGTCGATTTCCACGCCGCTGACGATGCGATTTCCCGTCTCCGGCGATACCATCTCAACGGCAAACGGCCCCAATCCGCCCGGAAAACTCCCGTCAAGAGGATTCGAGATGCGATTTCCTTCGAGGATTTGCAGTCGAAGGGAATAAGGCATATAGCGTGTCGGAGGTTTGCGGCGAAAAAGAGCAAAGGCATCACCGTCCACAAGATAAGCGACATACGCCATATCCTGCAAGTCGTAGAAATTATTGCGGCGGTATAAGTCACAATGCTTGGATGCCGCCCATAAATCAAACTCCTGCCGCGCTTTTTTCTGCCACGCCCGCGCTTCCTCGTGGGATAACCCCAAATCCTGATAGCGGATGCGAGGGAAAACTTTCAGCCCCGCTCCGATAGTATGAATTGCGCTGGTCTGAATCGCCGCCGCTCCAATCGGCGTGTTTATGGCTTGGTCTGCCGAACGATTACGGAGCAATGGCAAATTGGCGTCGATGTCCGATTTTGCCGAAAGTCGCATTGGCAAATAGGATTTTAATATGCTGCTGGTTCTCGATGCGCCACCCTCAGAATAACCGCTGTTTTTTATGCGTGTAGTTTCCATGCCTGTCGGTCGGCGCAAAAGCGGCGCGTCCTGCGCCTGCGCCGACACTAGGGCATCCGTGCCCGTCGGCATTCTCGCCTTGGCTTTTGTGTTTTTTCTGCGTTTTCCCATATTCGCTACCCCCAAAAGCCGCCCGCATAGAGGATAACAGCAATGACAGCCGCATTAGAAATTGCGCTCCAAAAACTGATTTTTTTGGTTTTGTCGTGCTGATATAAGCCCGCTGTCACTTTCACAGTCAGCAGAATAATCATCAAAATTTGTGGCCATTCCATGCTCTATCCCCCCTAGTCCATGAAAACTACACGCCTTGAAACTCCACGCGATTTACCCGCAAGGATTTCCAGCTCGTTCTCAAGTTCGTTTATTGTCTTTCTGATTTCCGCAAGGTTCGCCCTCGTGAGCTGACGATTGCCGATGGTATAAGACTGCGCCCCGCTGAGGATGCGCCGCTCGGCTTCGTAGTACAGTTCAAGGCGCATCTGTACGGTGGTTATTGTCCTTGCCATATTGCCAGCTCCTTTCGGGCAAGAAAAAAGCGGCTACAGCCGCCCGAAATGTCAATATAAATTTACGCTACGAGATTTCGTCTGCGCCGTTTTCTTGCTTTTTTGCGCCGCCCCGCTTGATTTTACTTTTTTCTTCGGCTTGGCGTATTCCGGCACAATCACGCCTAAATTATTTGCCATTTTTACGAGATTTACATGGGGCAAAACTGACTTCCAGCAAGCAAGATTATAGACCCGCAAATCCAATGGCTCATTGCGGATGTCCCGCTTTATCGGCATCCAGATAATCTGCGTCAAACCGCCGCGATGAACTACTTGCCTTTGCTCGGCGATGATGCCCTTAAAATAGAGTTGGTCATAGCCGCGCTTTCCCATGTGATTATCGTCCAAAGGGAAATGGAAAAACTGCTCCCCTGGCTTTTCTAACCCCAATCGCGTCATGACTTGCTGTTTGCCGTCATTAACGCCTAAATGTTGGAGCGGCAAACCATAGCCTTTATTGTCTTTGCCCACTTTATCCACCAATGCCATTCCCGGTCTTGCCCAGCCTTTTATACCAATGCGCTGTTTGAAAAGATTTTTCTTGCAATACTCATAAACAGACAAAGTGGAAAGACCGCCCGTGTCGATAAACGTGCGTAAAATTTTGAGTGAACTTCCGTCTTTGAAGTGGTATGAACGGTCAAGAATGCTGTCCAAAAGTTGCCATACCCTCGGATGGTCAGGATTGCCGGGGATAACTCCTTTTTGTATG